ACGTTAGAGAACACAGAAGCTGTAACAATTTACACAGACTTCATTGGTGGCAATAACGTAGCCAACGTAGCATATCTTGATTGTGTAGTGGATGGTGGTAATAGTGGTGTAGGATTCTTAAACACAGTAAATGTCACTGCAAGCGGAACTGGATATTCGAATGGTCAGATCATCACATTTGATCTAGGTGGCGCAGGAGAAGGCCGACCATCTGTTAATGCAACTGCTAGCTTAACTACAGACCCAAACGGTAATGTACTTTCCTCTACAGTTATTACGGCTGGTAGTGGTTTTTATTCTAACTCAGCTGCCAACTTATCTAACTTGTCTGGCGGCAGTGGTCTTGCTGTGACTGGTATATTTGATTATGGATATGGATTCCCTAAAGATCAAAACGGAGACTTCACAACCATACTAGACAACGTGCTAACCAGAATTAATGGTACTATAGGTACAGTTGCATCGTTGGCTAAGATCAACCCAGGTAACAATTATAACTATGATCCATTCACTGCTGTATACACACAAGGGATCGCAGGTTATAATAGAAGAGATATAGTTGTAAACATATTAAACAAAGATGGCGAGTTCACAATAGGTGAAAATGTTCAGCAAAGTGTAACGCTTCAAGGACAGAGATTGACCACTAATGGTGGTAACACAATAGCTTTCTCTACTGGTGAATCAGTAAAACAATTACTTGCAACAAACTCAGTATCTTCTACATTTGCTGTTGGGGACATATATGGACATGGTGCAACACAGATAGATATTGAGAATCCAAGAAAAAGAGTTCAGTTCACTAACGGTTTCTTTACAGTAGATGTAAGTAATGCAATACCATTCACTGCATCAGCAAACGTACTAACAAGTACGGTAACAGCTCAAACAGCTACAATAGCTGGCGTATCAACTGTGACACAGACAGCAACAGCTAAGGGTCAAGTATATGCACAGACTGAAGACGAGCTAAGACTTAGAAGATTATCATTCAGTGTAGGTTTCAACACAATAGGTGGAACTGGATTAGTAGGTTCATCATCTGGAGCAACCGCTGACATTGTAACAAACGACGGGGTGCCATCAGTATATGACGATGACGCAACAAGACCGATTGGTGATAATGCAGATATAACTTCAAAGACTCTTGCAGCAAACGGTATTGTTAAAACTTTAGAAGTACTAAACTCTGGCTTTGGTTATAATCACGGAGCCAATCTAACACTAACCTCGTCAGGCAATTCAAACATTGTTGTATCAGGTACAGCAAATGTTCACTTCACAGGAACAGGTGAAGGAAGATGGAGAGATGAGGACGGATTCTTAAACAATAAATACTTACACGACAACGATTATTACCAAACACACTCTTATGTTATAGAGTCTGGTCTGTCGTTGGATAAATACAAAGATATACTGCTAAAGATTGCCCACGTAGGTGGAACAAGATTATTTGGAAGAGTAGTGAGTGAGAACACAGGAAACACTCAATTAGCTCTTTCTACATCGACAATAACTTTAGGCAACACAGCAGCTAACGGAACATTTACGGAAAACTAATGGCGACTAAAATTACAGAGAACTTTCATATTCATAACGCAAGACAATTTATTGAGTCTTTGGATGAACAAGCTAACTCGTTATACTATGTTACAGCTGGTCGTCATATGCCATGGCCTACTAATAACCAGCCCGACGTTCCAACCGACTCTATACAAGATACGTACTATGGCATATATGATGAAATGAGTTTTGGTAAAAAAGTAAATGTAGCAGATGTTAAGCACATGGTTAAAAAGTATGCTTGGGTATCTGGAACAATATATAATCCCTATTCTCATACAGACCAAACTCTACCTGCACAAAACTTCTTTGTTATTGTTTCAGAAAGCGCAGGAAATGGATACAGCGTATTCAAATGCTTAGATAATAATAAAGGCGTAGCATCAACACAAGCGCCTTCTATTGACGACACTGCACCTAACATAGACATTTATAAAACAACTACTGATGGATACCAATGGAAGTTCATGTATGGTATCTCAACCTCACAATACAACAAGTTTTCTACATCAACAAAAATACCAGTTATAGCAAACGGTCAAGTTTCCGGTAATGCGGTAGCAGGTGCTATTGATGTACTCAAGGTAAACTCAGGCGGATCGAGATACTTCTCTGTTGCCAATGGTGTTATTAAAATTGCTAACGTAGCATCTAATACATTAATCCACGAAATAGAATCCACCGCTCATGCTAATGTGACTCCAACAACAGCCGCAAACGGCACATTTACTATTGAAAGAGTTCAGTTCCTTGGCAAGCATGCCAATGGTTTCATTAGTGCTACTAATTTCAACACATCCAATGTCATAGCCAATGGTACTGTGATTGAAGTTTTAACCAATCCAAACTTATTAAGATTTGTTGACATTGCTGGAGACTTCTATGGACAAACATCCAATGTAGTTATGCGAGGGACAAGTTCAGGAGCAGTTGCAAATATCTCACAGATTGTATCAGAGACTTCTGGGCTATCAGCAAATACAGACTTCTATAAAGGATCAGTGTTTTACATAACTGACGGCCCTGCAAAAGGAAAGTCATCTGTTATATCAGAATACGTAGTAACTGGATCAGTAAGAAGAGTGGTACTTGCAAACACAATAACCAATATTGATTCATCTAGCAGATATGAAATATCTCCTAGAGTAGCTGTTACAGATACAGATGGTATTGGACTCGTAGCAAGAGCTGTAGTTAACACAGCTAACTTTACAGTAGATACTATTGATGTTGTAGAAAGAGGATCCGGTTATAGTTATGGAACAGTTAAAGTATTTGGCAACACAGGTATAGTACAGGCCGGCAATACAGCAAACGTTGCGCAAGCAAATAATGCAAATGTATCGTTAGTGATTGGTCCTCCGGGCGGACATGGTTCAGATGTAATCGGTGAACTATATGGTTCAACTATCGGTATATCAGTAGACTTTGCAAATAATGAAAGTGGTCATGTATCAATAGGTAATGGATATAGACAAGTATCATTATTAAAAGATCCATTGTTTGCTAATACTAATTTAACATTGGACGAGGGTGGAACAAACTTCCCAGTAGACGCTGTCATTACTCAGAGCGCACATGATGCTACTGTTGCTAATGGAGCAACAGCTGTAGTTAAGTCAAGAACAGATACTTCGCTGTCAGTTGCTAATGTATATGGTAACTTTGTTACTACTGGATCTAATGCACAACTAAGAATATTCGACGGAACATCACAGGCTAACGTAGCTAGTGTTGATAGTAATGCATCAAGACCAGGGTCATCTACTGCATCATTCGATCAAAGATTGATACTAACAGGATACACGAACGACAACGAATCAATCGTTTTAGTACAAAACGAACAAATAAAACAGGCATCTACAGATGCTACAGGTTACATTGAGAGTATAAATACTGCTGCGAATGGAACACCAATATCAATTGCACTTACAAGAATGACTGGTAATTGGTTAGCAGCGGATAGCAGCTCTGACACAGATTATGCTTTCACAGGCCAGACCAGTGGATCCGTTGGGACATTTACAGGCAAGATAATGCCTGACTTGGTCGATGGTAGTGGAGAGATACTTTACTTAGAAAACAAAACAGAGACTACTAGATCAGCTACGCAAACAGAGCGAGTTAAGTTGCTTATAGAATTTTAGAGGAATAAAATGCCAATTGAAACAGATTTAAACATATCACCATACTTTGATGACTACGATGAGTCGAAAGACTATCATCGAGTCTTATTTAAGCCAGCAGTCCCTCTACAAGCTAGAGAACTAACTCAGCTTCAATCTATGCTGCAGACGCAGGTAGAGAGATTTGGTGACTACCAATTCAAAGAAGGTACAATTGTTAAAGGTTGTGCATTTAGTTTTGACAATAGTGTTAAGTATGTAAAGGTACTTGACAGATCGCCCGACACAAATTTAAACGTGCAATTAGAGGCTTATGCTGAGCACGACTTTATTAGACATGATACGTCTAACTTAGTATCACAGATTGTAGATACAAGAGCTGGATTGGAAGCACAGAATCCAGACCTAGGTGCATTATTCTTGCATTATATCAATACAGGTAATAACTCAGGCACTGTTAAAACAAAATATGCCAACAGTGATGTTCTTACTATTATACCCAAGAAGACATCTATTAATGCTATATCAGTTTCGGCTGGTGGCGGATCTTTTGATGTTGGCGACAAACTTTACGTCACATCTCTTAATGCAAACGGATCAGGATTTGTTGGAACAGTTGCGACTGTATCATCAAACGCAATAGCATCTATTACAGTTGACAATGATTCTACAGCTGGAAGAAACAAAGGTGCTGGTTATTCATTGCTCGACTACCCATACGTATCAGAAATTAAAAGAGGGGATGCAGCAGTTTGGACTACTACTAGCGATTCCGGAAACGGCGTCCTTGTTGGTACATATGCTAATGGACACAGCAACACAATTACACTACCGGTAGCTCTTCAACAAGAAGCTCAAGTAACTGTAGCAGGTAGTACATTTACAGCACCAGTAGGTTCTTCTTATCAGATGAGAGTTGAAGATGGCATTGTTTATCAAAAAGGTGCTTTCCAAAGATTTGAAGCTCAATCAGTTATAGTATCGCCATTCACTAAACGACCTAATGGCGTTTCTGTTGGTATAGTAACAGAAGAAGTAATAGCTAACTCAAGCGTTGACACATCATTGCTTGATAATGCTTCAGGATTCAATAATGAAAATGCACCGGGTGCAGATAGATTAGCGTTAACACCAAAGCTAACAGTTAACACTACTGCAATAGTAAATGCATCAAACAACTTCCTTTCATTCGTAGAATATCAGAACGGATTAATTGTTCGTAAGAATTCAACACCAGTTTTAAATAAAGCTGAAGACCACATTGCTCAAAGAACATATGAAGAAAGTGGCGACTATGTATTAGAACCAATCAGAGTTAACACAGAAACAAACGCTGGTAACACAACTCACCTTAACGTATTAGTTGGTGAGGGTACATCGTATGTTAGAGGTAAAAGATTTGAGACTATATCTACAACTAGATATCCTGTCCCAAGAGCAACACAAACTACAAATGTTGTAGCACATGCTGTAACAACAAACTTTGGCCACTATGTTAAAGTAAACGAATTAACAGGACACTTCGGTTCCGAGACACAAGCTAATGTAGTTATTCTTGACACAGCTGTAGATAGTATATCAGGCGGCATGGGAACTATTACATCTAATGCAACGCATATGATTGCTGATGGTCAAGGAAGTAGAATTATTGGTCATGCTAGGATCAGAGCATTAGAATTAGAATCAGATAACGCAGGACATTCAGATAGCGTATACCAAGCATACCTATATGACATTAAAATGAATAGCGGTCAAACATTTAGAACTGCTAAAGCAATAGGTAGCAATGTTTCAGCTACAAAGAAAGGTATTGCAGATATAGTATTGCAATCTGGGATAGCTAAGATTTTAGATGCAGACTTCAGCAAATCAGTATTCTCAATTGGTGCAAGAGCTCTTAAAGGAGTTAAAGGCACAGCTAGCATGACAGTGAAAAAACTTCACGGAGTTGCTATTGACTCAACTGACTCTAACACAGCTATTACTGCAGCTTCAGGCAACAGGTTTAATTTTGGAACTGGCAACGGTTCTCTTAATGAGACTCAAGAACAGCAAGTATTAATTATTTCAAAATCAAACGTAACGGCTGCTAATGTTTCAACAGCCGCAGTTGTTACAAACTCAAATACAACAATTACTGGTTGTGTAGACACAACATCAATAATTAAAGGCGACAATGTTAAAATTGGATCTGTGTTTAGACAGGTCACTCAAGTTATTAACTCAACAGCTATTGTAGTTAATGAAGCGGTCGGTAGTGGGTCAAGTCTAGGACTTGCAAGAGCATATGTTAATAACCAGATCATTCCTTTAAGTGGCAGAGACTCAGCCAATGTTCAAGTATCTAATGCTGGTGCAACGCTAACAATTAACTTTGGTACAGGTTCCTTATCAGGTGCTGTAAACGTAGATGTTTTAGTAGATGAAGTAGATCCATCATCAGCTGGTCTAACTAAAACTGTACAAACTTCTACAGTAAGAATTAACCCATCATCAAATCTTACTGGACCATGGTGTCTAGGTATACCTGATGGTCTTTCATTAAAGTCAGTGCAAGTCAATGGATCCAGCGCGTATAGCGATCAAGGTGCAGATGTCAAATCAGACTTTGTATTAGACAGTGGCCAGAAAGATGGAAAGTATGGTCTTTCATATTTAAAATTAGCTCCTAATACATCCAGAACAATTGCTAGTACTGATAGAATTATAGTTGTACTAAAACACTTTAATAAGTCTAATGCAGCTGGTGACGGGTTCTTTAGTATAAGATCATACGATGGAATTCTTAACGATAAAGAGGGTGCAGGAGTTACTGCTACTGACACTAACATAAGTATTGCTCAAATTCCAGTATTCGGATCACCAACAGATGGTTCAGAAATATCTTTAAGAGATGCTATCGACTTCAGACCTTATGTAGCTAACACAGCAACCAAAGGTGTTGCAGTATCAAATACAGCTGGTACAGAAAATCCAGCAGCAACAGAAGTACTAGATCAAACAGGTCTCGTATCACCAACTCCTAATGATGAGTGGATTGATGAGATTGAATACTACCTACCAAGAAAAGATAGAGTAGTTATTGATCAGACAGGTACAAGAGTTGTATTAGGTAAGCCAGAGCTATTGCCAGAGCTTCCTGTCAAACCATCAAAATCAATGCAGCTTGCAACAATTAATGTTCCTGCATATCCTTCATTGGATTCTACATTAGCAAGATTTTACGGCAGACCTGACTTAGGTGCAAAGGTTACCGCATCTCAACAGCAACGATATACAATGAGAGACATCTCAAAACTTGAAGACAGAATTGACAACTTAGAATATTACTCGTCTCTAAATGCATTGGAGTCGCTTACAGTAGATCAAACTATACCTGGTAGAACTAGCGCAACTACAAACAGATTTAAAAACGGTTTCCTTGTAGATAACTTTACAACAAAGACTGCTGGTAACCCATTGAATGGCGAATACAAAGCAGGTTTTGATACAGCCAGATCAATGCTAACCTCTAAGTTTGAGAGATACGATATTGACTTAGAGCCTGTATTAGGCAATAGTGCTAGATCAACATTCCAAAATGATGTTGCTACTATTCAGTATGGAACTACACGATTAGTTAATCAACCAACAGCAACCGGTCAGAGAAGATGTACTTCTATGTTCTGGGAGTATAATGGTACGTTGACTTTGTACCCAGATTACATATACAAATCATCTAAAACTAAGTCGCCAGAATTAGCAATGAACATTGACATAGATTTGGCAGCACCAACTCTAGCATTACTTGATGAGCTAAACAAAATGGTGCCAGAACTTGGAACAACTACAGAAGTTATTAATGAAACTGAATCACGAGGTAAACTACTTACTTCCAATCTTTCTGGCCATACCAGAACCGATGTCTATGAGAACATTGTAACAACTAAAGCTAAAGTCACTACAAACAGTCTAACAGGTTCAGCATTCAAAACATCTAAGAAAGTTGGTGATTTTGTTACTGACATTTCTTTCCAACCATATATGCCAGCAGCTCAGATTAGATTTGAAGCAACAGGCTTAAGAATGGATCTTGACCATCACATATACTTTGATGGTGTGAATGTTGATCAGCACGTATACAGTGCAGCCTACCCTTCAGCTGTCGTTAGTACAAAGAATGCTAAAGATAAAATACATAGACAAGGACTTAAAGGTGTTGCATTAAGATCTGACAGTAAAGGACGTCTAGCAGGTGTGTTAGAAATACCAGGCGGATTATTCTTTACTGGTAAAGCTAAAGTAGTAATTGCTGACATTGACAACCTATCCAAAATTGGAGAGAAAGTATCTTCAGCAACAGCTCAATTCAATAGCTTTAACTGGTCTGTAGATACAGCAGAGTTAGGTGTGACAACAAGACATCCACTACTAAGCGGTGGATCCAGCTCACAAGTTATAAACACTAAAATTAGAGATGGAGAACAGGTTGTAGAAACAGATGAAACACCGCCAGAAAGTAATACATCTGCTAACACTACTCCACCAGAGTCTAATACAGTAGTTACAGATCCGATTAGTAATGGCACATCAAACAACGTAACAATACCTGGAGACGGCGATCCTGTTACAGGCCCTCCTGCAAACAGCGGTCCTTCAATTGGTAGATGCGAAGTTATTAAACCATGTGATGACTATTATGTTGATCGATACCACCACGGAGAGCATGGAGCTTACGGTCATGGATACCATTACCACAGGCATGATCCTCTATGTTGTTTCGACACCGTGCACAAGCATGTTGACCCATTATGTCAGACGTTCCTAGTAGGTCAAACAGGGTTGCCAGAAGGCAGTAAGACAGGGTTCTTATCCCATGTTAATTTATTCTTTGCAGACAAAGATCCAAACACAGGTGTTGTTGTTGAACTAAGACAAACACAAAATGGCGTGCCTGCTCCTCAAGTATTACCTTTTAGTAGAATACATTTAGAGTCAGCTGACATTAATACATCAACAAATGGAGATACTGCGACAAGAGTTTTCTTTGATTCGCCAGTAGGTGTTGAAGCAGGAAAAGAATATGCAATAGTTATTTTACCAGATGGAAACTCTCCTAACTACTCAGTGTTTACTTCTAAAACTGGAGGCACTGATTTAGTGAACTCAGCTCGTCAAGTAAATAATGACTGGGGACAAGGAACTATGTTCTTATCTACTAACAATAGAACATGGACTGAATACCTAGATGAAGATATGAAATTCTCAGTCTTTGCTTGTGTATTTACTTCTAATAAATCTAAAGTTCAATTCCAGAATGCCGACTATGAATTCTTAACATTAGAATCTGGTAACACAATTTCTGGAGAATTTGTTGAAGGAGCCGAGGTATTTAAACTTGGAACAGCTAAGGCTGGTAACCTAACATACTCAACAACAAGCTCAACCGTTACAGGTTCTGGCTCTTCTTTCTCTACTCACTATGCAGCAGGCGACAGAATAGTATTGCAAGCAAATGCAACTGGCTCAGGATCTTCTACATATGATATTGTTACAGTTAAATCAATTGCATCAGCCACATCAATGACTTTAGAAGGAACGCCAAACCATAATAGTAAAGCGGCATCTAAAGGTATGATAACTCCTAGTGGAATATTTGAATACTTGGATCCAGTTACTAAGACTTCTCAGATAAACTTTAGTACAGCATCATCATCATCATTCTGTTTTGCCAATAATGATATCTTATATCAGGCTGGCAACTATGAAGGAAGTACGGTGCCAAACTTTAAAATTGGTGTAGTAGCAGATAATAATATCAGTCGCTTCCAACCAATGATTGGTAGATTACAACCAGAGCAAACGACTATTGTTTCTAGTATTAAAGGTGCTAAAATATCTGATAACAGCTATTCAATTTTAGATGAGATAAAGGTAAACGATACTAACCATCCTAGTGAACCAATCAAAGTGATGAGTAAATCAAATGAGATTAAATTCAATAGTGGTAACAAATCTTTAATTGTAGAACATATATTGAGTACGGATAACGCTTCGGTCTCACCAGAGCTTGATTTCCAATCACAGGGTATAAAGATATTTGAGAACTCATTGAACAACAGTGATACTGATGAATGGCAGACATTCAAAGGCCAAGCCAGTTCTAAATATGTTTCAAGAACAATTACTTTAGCTAAAGATTTAGATGCTGAGGACTTAAAGGTATTCGTAAATGCTTTCAGTCCAAAAGGTACAGAAATTAAAGTATATGCTAAACTTCTAAATGAATCTGACACGACATCAATTGATGATTCGTACTGGTCTGAACTTGATTGTACAGGTAACAAAAATAAAAGATCATCAGCTGTTGACAGAAGTGATGTAGTAGAGTATACTTACGAAATAAAAGATACGCCTATTACAACACTACAAACTGGTCAAGCAATCACACACAGTAACACAACCATTACTGGATCAGGTACAAACTTTGATGGCGATTATGTAGTTGGTGATTCAATTAAGATTAATAACTTAGACGATAAGTTTGACTATCAAGTAAATAAAATTACTGCAATAGCAAGCGACACATCAATGACTGTAGCAGAGCCTATGTCATTTTCAAACATAGGTACTACGCACGAGAAGTTAAGTGCTCAAGGCAAGGTAACAGCATTTAGGGATCCTAAAGCTCCTATTGCATATCAAGCATCTTACTATAACGGAGATGGTGAAAGGTTCGTAGGGTATAATAGAATGTCTATTAAGATAGTTATGCTCTCAGACGATAATACTAAATCACCAGCATTACAGGACTATAGAGCAATTGCTCTATCATTATAAAATGGCAGCTAAACGAACACTAGTACAGACAGACGAAACAGCCTTTGCTAGGGATACAACTACAATGGCTGTTATAAATACTGATAGGGCTGCATTTATGGCATATAAAGCAGCTAGGGCAAAAGGCAGTGTAGTTGAAGAACTATCAGCAGAAGTACAAATGGTAAAAAATGACATGCAAGAAATTAAGCAAATGCTTACACAGCTTACGAGGGTAATATCAGATGGCAAGTAATAATTATACACAAGCGAACGTAGTACCGTCGGCTGATACTTTCAGAGAATGGGTTGACCTAACAAACAGAATTACGTTTGATATGGAGAAGGTTGTAGTAACTGTTGCTGCAAACACACAAGGTGCAAGAACATCTGGTAACGCTTCAGTTAATGGATACTTTAGTGCAAACACATTAATAGTAGAACATGAATTAACAGGCGCTACTGCAACAGATTCTGTATATGGAACAAAAGCTGCAAAAGATGATTTAATTATTGTTTCTAATACCGTTCTTAAAGCTAATGGAGCAGCGACTGGAGCAATATTATTTGCACAATCTAATGCTTACTTCACAGGTGCAAATGTAGAATTTAGTTCTAACGTATCTATCAATGCTACAGCATCAGTATTCAGCTCTAATGCACATCTAAATGATTTTAACTCTAATGTAGCAATAGATGCTGCTAATGTTTATATCGCTGCAACTAACACTCATATCAATGGTACTGAATTAAATGTAAATGCTAATGCAGCATTTGAAGCCAACGTATCTATGGATGCGCATACTGTAGAGTTAAGCTCTAATAACGTAAAGATAACGGCTAATACCAACCTTTTCCAGAGTGCTGCAACCTTAAATGATTTCAATAGTAACGTAGCAATCGATGCTGCTAATGTATACATCAATGGAACTAACACCCATATCAATAGTACAGAATTAAATGTAGATGCTAATACAGTATTTACTGCTAATGTTAATATTACAGATGCATCAGCCGATCTTAATATTGGCGCAGATGTTGTTACTATTAATACTTCAGCAACAACATTCCAATCAAATGCTGGAACAAACATATTCAACACGCCATTAGATATTAATGCTAATATGGATGTTGACAATGCTATAACAGATTTCAACTCATCAACTAAAGTGGCAATGAACGGACCACTGCTAGATATCAATTCAACCACAGTAGACATTGATGGTACACTTTTAGATATCACATCGACAGATGTAAACGTATCTGGTGCAAACGTAACGATAGATTCAACTCAAGTAGATATAGCAGCTGCTGATGCAGTTTACGTAAAAGGACCTAATACTACAATCGGTGATGCGTCTTCAGACTTGTTAAGAGTAAATGCTAATACAACATTGTTCGATGAACTTAAAGTAGTCAAGGATGCTGACTTTGATGCTGCTGTGAACGTAGATGGTGCAACGACACTAAACGGAACAGTGACATTAGGTAATGCAGCTGCTGACGATATAACATTCACAGGTAATGTTGCAAGTAGTATTGTACCTAAAACAAACGGCAACCTTTCATTAGGAACTTCAGCTTTGAGATGGGACGGTCAATTTGATGATCTAACGGCTGATGATTTAACAGTAGATGACGATGCTGGCATAGGCGGAGATCTAACAGTAGACACCAATACCCAATTAGATGGTACGCTAACTGTTAACACTGCATTGGCAGTTACATATCCAGGATCCATGAGACAGGTTACTGTAGGTGCTGGCACAACTACTAATGATAGATTAATAATTAAATCACGAGTTGGTAATACAACATTTGGATTAATGCCACTACAAGGTAATAACGTACCACTTGGTAACAATACTAATAGATGGGTCATTACTGGTAAAACAGGTACATTCTCATCAACACTAGCTGCAGGCGATACGACCATAACAGGGTTTATGAAAGCAAGTGGAGAAGTGGAAGGTGGATCACTTGACATCAACGGAGTAGCAGATATATCTGGTAATGTTGATATGCATGCTGGTTTAGACTTAGAAGGAACTTTTGCTCATTCATCAGGCGCACATACCATAACAGGTGCAGCAACATTTGCTAACACGGTTGGCATAACTGGAGCAACAACATTTGGCAACACAGTAGGCGTTACAAATACAGCAACATTCTCAAACACTGTAATCATTACAAACAATGAAGAGGCAACTGCTTCTGTTGCTGCTCTTAAAGTATCTGGCGGCATCCTTGCTCTTAAAGATATTAAGACTGCTGCAGCTGGTAACTTTGGATCAGTAAATGTAACCGGCAGCATTGATGTAGACGCCAATGCAAACGTTGATGGTAACTTAGTAGTTGATGGTACAACTATATTAGGTGACGCAACCGGCGATACAGTCACAATGAATGGTTACGTATCGAGTATGATACCAAGTGCTAACAGCAACTCATTAGGTATTAATACTAAGAGATGGACTGCAGCGTTTATGACTGCAAACACAAAAACAGTTATGGATGTTGGAACTGCAATTAATGTTGGAACTGAAGCTAACACGAACGTATTAAGAGTTCGTTCAACATCAGGGTTCGAAGGAAACAGCACATGGGCAAGATCAGGCACGGCAGGTAATCTCACCATAACAGCTAACACGACTCAACACAATATGGGGATTGGCGGTATCGTTTGTGCTAACTTAGTAGTATCAGGTACAGCAACATTACCAGCTGATACGTCATTAACACTAGACACCATTGGTGCTAAAACAATCAACGTAGCAGACGTAATTAATTTAGGTACTGGTGCAAATTCAAATCCTAAAGTGATCTTTGGATCTGGCGCAGGAAGTGGCTCTAAAGCTAATGTTATATTTACTGATGCAGAATTCAGTACTACATTTACTCCTGCAGTAACAAACAATATTGATTTAGGAACTGCAAGTAAGAAATTCAAATCTGGAATATTTGGTACCTCAGTAACAATCGGAACATTTGTAAATGAAACAGGATCTGGAAACGGTACAGGTGCACGACTCAATGGTACTTCATTAGAAGTAGATAACGTATATGCAAGAAATGATATGATTGCTAACTACACATCAGATAAAAACCTTAAAGATAATATCCTAGTGATAGATAATGCCCTAAATAAGATAGAGCAAATTGGTGGTTATTCGTACACTTGGAATCATAAGATTGAAGACGCAAGAGTAGGTAATGAAGACTACGGTGTCATCGCCCAAGAGATTGAAGAAATACTTCCTGCTGCAGTGAAGATGAATTCACGTGGACACAGGACAGTAAGTTACAATGCCATTATACCACTATTAGTGGAAGCAATAAAAGAATTATCTGCCAAGGTAGATGAGTTAACGGAAGGAGATGAAGAGTAATGGCTGATCAAATTAAACATGGTTCTACTGAGATAGTATCCTCATCAGCACAAATTGCTGATGGAGCATTACCATCAGTTGGAGCTAACAAATCCGTATCAGGAAGTACAACAACTATTCCTAACTTAACTGTAGACTTGCAGGGTAGAGTGACAGCAGCCTCAACAACAGCTGTTAAGATGACAGGAGTAGACTTCGTAGCCTCTGGCAACACTCTTGTAGATCAAACAATATTTGTCAATGCCTCAGCCCCAAGCTCCAGTGATGGTGCAAATGGAGATGTGTGGTATCAGACTATTTCGTAAATAGGAGCCAATGTGGCAACCATACATTATTCTAAAGCATACGTAGGAGCAGACCGATCTTTCCAAGCCACATTTCAAGGTTCAGAAAGATCCCGCGTGCTTCAGTCATTTTTTCTTGGTGGCTATTCAAAACTATACTTAGGTAACTATACAAAAACATATGCCAAACTTTGGTCGGGCACATACGGCGCTCAATACTCTAAAGTTTATAACAAAATTTGGCTAGGTAATTATGTCAAACATTATCAAGGAACCTTTGAGGGAGTATACGATCAACAATGGGAAGGTTCTTTCAACCGACAATTTGAAAAGGTATGGTCCCATCAATGGACCGGTGTCTATGAGAAAGCATATGGTACTCAGTGGATCGCACAATATACAGGAACATATGTAGGCCAATACACTGGCGTATATACTAACGCATCAGCCTACGCAAGACAATGGACAGGAACATATCTTGGATACTATAACAGAGATGGTATTGGTTCATATGCAAAGTTATACCAGAAGCTGTGGTCTGGCAGTAGAACATATGATGGACAATATGGAGCCACATACGCTAAGGTGTGGACAGGCCAATATGAAGGTTCATTCACTGGGTATTACTCTAAAGCATATGTAGCTACCTGGTCTGGCCAATACTCAAAAAACTATATGAGTTCATTCCAAACCTATGACACTAACTACGACTTACAGTTTAGTAAAAATTATACAAAGCAATGGACAAAGACCTATAACAAAATTTGGGTAGGTCAATATGAGGGTCAATTTACAGGCTCTCCTACATGGACTGGTGTCTATGCGGCTACGGCCAACTATGTAAAGCAATGGACAGGAAGCATATTTCAAAAAGCATATACCGGATCACCCTCAACCTGGTCAGGTGTATATACTCGTTATCTTGGAGATGGCGAGCAAATGTTTTATATTGGTGCTTACACAGGTCCTGGCAGTTGGATTAAAGCGTACGTATCTAGTACAGAGAATACTTGGACAGGCGCAGCACTTAATCCTGTCAACTATGTAGGTTCAGGTCCACTCAATGACGGAGCTTGGTCAAGTGGCGGCCAATGGTCTGGAACAACAGCAGGATTCCATGGCCAAGCATGGACAGGTAACGCAGGCGTAGAAAGACAGTTTGGCGGAGTAATGATCGAGGCCGAGCCAGCCCCGCAAGGTGGCATGCAAATTTGGTACACCCCAATAAACTGGTCTGGTACTCAGGCTGCAACATGGGTTGCATCGTTTGGTCCGGACATCAACTATGGCGGTGGAACAGCTATACAATGGACAGGTAATTGGACTGGCTCTGTGCAATATAGTGGACTCAGAGACCATAACATACCTGCTGCATATACTAAACAGTACACAAAAATATATACCAAGCAGTACGAAGGTACAAGAACATTCCAAAGTCCAATATACTACAATACATATACCAAACTCTGGACAGGATATTTTGAGGGACAAAGCTGGACTAAAGTATGGTCCAAAGTTTGGGTCGGTAATCGAGATCATAACTTTGATGCTCAATATAGTAAGTTGTGGTCAGGTTCTAGAACATACGATGGACAATATACAGGAAACTATACAAAACATTATCTATCTGTTTGGGTCGGTAATTGGACTGGACAATATACAGGCCAGGCAATTTATGGTACCAAAATAACTGGTGCATCATTCACTGGTGTGTTTGAAGGGTACTACGACAAGCAATGGTCAAAAGGTTATGGCGCTTCTTATACTAAAGCCTTCTCAGGTCAATATACTGGATACTATACTAAGTTATATACTGGAACATTTGTAGGACAGTACACTGGTTCATACACAGGACAATACAGCAGACTATTCGCTAAATCATATGAGGGTGGGTTTGCAAACTCATATACAAAACTATATGGTAAGGTATGGACAGGACAATATGCTGCACAATACAATAAACTATATCTTGGCAATTACACTAAAACCTATAGTAGCGTATTCTTAGGAACTGCTTCAACGTTTTTAGGAACTGATAACGCACAATATACTAAAGCATATACAGGTGCTGTTACATACAATCAAACATCAGCTGGAACAACAACAGTGCTAGCTGCTAACACAGGACATCTAAACACAGGTGCTCAAGTTAGAGTTAAAGATCAAGGCGCTTGGAAATCAACTTCTAACGTACATGTAAAGAAAGATAATACATGGCACGAAACAAAAGCTGTATTTGTTAAGAAAGATAATGCATGGCAGATTATGAATATTGGTTGGGAAAGAACTGACATAACAATTACATCATCTGAAGCTAACTTTCATCTTAAAAATAAACTAACAGCATTAGGTAAATCACCTGACACATTACCACAGCTTGTTAACATATACATTGATGGCGCTGATGTATACTCATCAAGTGCTAGTCCAGCAATGGATCTAGATTCAGGTATAGGATCTATTGGTTTCCTTGGTACATCTGTTAAACATTTAGTCAGAGTATTTGTACATCCAGATGCAAGAATTATAGGTATGGCTGGAGCTCCAGGTGGATCTAATGCAGCAACTCGTACAGGTTATGATGGCGGTAATGGTGGTGATGCAATTAAGACATCAGGTGCTGTTGAATTGTTTGTAGAAAATTATGGTATCATTGCAGGTGGCGGTGGTGCGGGCGGTACTGGTGGCTATCCAGTAAACAACTCAACTCTACAGTTAGTTGGTGGAGCAGGTGGATATGGTGCAGGTTATGCAGTCATATCTGGAACACTTACAAATATCTTAGAAAACAATTCGTTGATTAATAAAACGAATGCTGCTAACGATATGGGTATTCATGGGGGAGATGGAGGACTATTAGGTCAGAGAGGAGACGCTGCAGGAGGATATCAAAATCCAAATACAGGTTCAGCTGTTGCAGCTGACGGAGCGTTGAAAACCGTATACGACAAATCAGGAAGTGGAGGACTACCAGGAGCAGCTATAGATAACTATAATGCGACGAGAGTAACCTTTATAAATACTGGTAACGTATGGGGCGACTCTAAATTTAAGTACAGGGCTTAATAGTAAATGGCAAATCCACTAATAATCAAATCTACCGGAGGCGGAACTTTTCTTGGTCTACAAGAAATGCAGACGTCCCAAATGGATTATGCCGTCCACCAAGTCCTTACAGAGTTTAATACTGATAATGTAGGCACTGGTACTTTAAACATTGGTGCTGGTGGATCATCTCGTGGTACATATATTGACACAGTTAGAGATGAAGATGTAGGCGTACATCCATCCACAAACGCAATAACCTCAACAACATATACTGCATTCCAAAATACTACAGCTGTTTCCGAAACAAGCATGTCGCATCCTCTATTTGTTAATGATTCAGGATATGCTGCAGAACATTCAAACAATCTTAACACTGTTTTAGTTTCAAGAATTCAAGCCAACCTAGTAGCTAATGGTCTTGGTTCTTATTGGATGTCTCAATCTAATCCAAATACGTCAACCCACAGTGATACTGGATACTATGTCGACAATACAATCAGATCGGCTGAGGGTGGAACATCTACTGTAAGATATAAACTGTGGAGAAAAACAAAAGGCGTATCAGCACCCACTACTGTTAGACCAGCAAAACTTCATGCCACATCCAGCATTAAAGAAATGTCGGATGCAGAGCTAAAAAGTATATGTGCTAGATTAAGAAATAGAATTGGTGCTACTGGGATTGGTGAATATAAACTAGCCACCTCAGATCCATCAGGTAGTGGCCAGGTGTGGAGACTATGCTCTGACGCAATGACTGATACAAGACAAACTCTTGCTGATCAATCATACACTGGTAACTACTTAGGTCAATACTCAACACAGTTCTTAAAGTCGTATGCAGGCTTTAGAACTATACAATTTACAAAACAATATCAAGCTGTATATGAAAAAGCATATACAAAAGCATACGTCGGTGTCTACCTAGGTCAGTACACGAAAGAATATGCAGGACAGTATGAAGGCTCATTTACTGGGTACTTTAATAAGACATATGAAGGAACATATGTTGCTCAATATACTGGTGCATTTGTTGGACAATATTCTCGACAATTTACTAAGCAATATACAAAAGGTTATGTTGGTGCATATACTAAATCATACGTTGGTCAATATAGTAGACAATTTGAGGGTTCTTTTGATAAACAATATGAAGGGGCGTTTACTGGGACGTATACAACAAACTACGATCATGTATGGTTAGGAAACTACACTAAAGAATATGCAGGTCAATATACTAAAGCATATATTGGTCAATACTCTAAATTATATGAGGGATCATTTGACGGCCAATATTCTAACAACTTTGCTGGTGCATACACAGGCATCTATACTAAACAGTACGAAGGTTCTTTTGATCAAACGTGGGTAGGTGTTTACGAGAAAGCATATGAAGGAACCTTTACCGGTACCTACACAGGATACTATGAAGGATTAAAACAATTTGTCGGTACGTTTGAAGGCAATTGGACAGGGTCATATAATAAACAATATGCCAGAATCTTCGTTGGATCCTATGAAGGAACATATGCTGGTGATAGAACATACGCTGCTCAATATAGTAACAACTATCAAAAAGCCTATATTGGTAATTGGGTTGCAACCTACTTAGGTCAATATACAGGACAGTTTACTGGAACCAGAACATACACTGGGCAATACACTGGTTACTATACTGCTAACTATCTTGCTACTAATTATGTTAAAGCATATACCAAGCAGTATGAAGGACAAAGAGCTTATGCAGCTCAGTACTCAAAAAATTATCTCAAGCAGTGGACAGGTGTCTACACTAAACAATATGAAGGTACTAGACAATATGAAGGAACATTTGTAAGTCAATCCGAATTTTATACTGGGTACTA